CGTCTTATCTCGCCCGTCTTTAGTGTAGGCCCGGTACAGGACACGAGTTCCAAAGATCGGGTTCACTTTAAAGATCGCTACCACCACGGCACCTGTGTTTTTGAACAAATGCGCCGCCACATCCTCCACCCTATCTTCGGCAATCGTGGGCAGCTTCTTCTGCTCCTTGTATGCGCCTATCAAAAACTCTTGGTTCTGCCAAACAAAGTACCCCACGAACGCGAAGACCGCCATCAAGATGATGGCAAACAGCTTGAAAGGACTGTCCACATACCAGAGAACTTTGTCGATCAGGCTGTTGTGATTGATCTTCTCGTCGCTCATATGCCTAGCTTTTGAAAGATCATGGCAAAGATGCGGTTAGCAATTTCTGGCGGCAGGGTAATGATGAAGTTACTTGTTTCTTTTTATTACATCTGTCCAGTTCATTTGTCAGCTTTGTTGTCGAGCTTGGCAAAGATTTGCTTGCAGATGTCCTTAATCTCGTCAATGTCGCGGTGGTAGTCGTCTTTTGCGACATAAGTCATAGGCATTTGGCGGACATCTTTATCGAGCCGCTCAATTGCCTTGGTAATGTTGTTTAAGACCCAGCCGCCAAAAAAGGCGGCGATCCCAACTATTACATTGAAGATCGCCTGAGTTTCCATTTTTACTCGATTTCTTAGTTTGGTTTGCTGTTGCTGTCAGTTTCTTTGTCCAGCGATTCTTGAAGCATTTTTAGAAATGCATCTTTTCCAACTCTAAGCTGATCAAATTGAAATTGACAAGAAACGATTTTTCTATCCAAATCTACGCAATGATCTAGCAAAAGTTTTTGATCTTGCGTAAAGTCTTCAAGGTTGTACTCTTTGCCTTCTATCGTAACGGTTTGGGGTTCTTTGTTATTTCCCATCTCGTCTCCTTTTGCCATCATCAAAGGCTGATGGTTTGCCTCAATATTTTCCCTCTGCAAAAATATTTACAAACACGGTGCCGTCTTCGAACGCTTCAATCTCATGCCACTCATTGGCTACAAGGTTGACCGGCTGGGTGTCCTTGGTCATCACTAGCTCTCGCCCCTCTTTGCGGACGATGCAACTACCGGCGTGACACATAGTCAGGTGCGAATAGCGATGATCATGACGCGGCAACCCCTCACCCTGATCGGCGTGATAAATATTCACGCTGGCCCCGTCATATGTGACGGTAAAGCGGGGGTTGACCGAAATCACAGCGTCTGCGCTCCAGATACAGCAGGCTGCGTCGGGGTAACAGGCTGTGGCTCGTTGGTGGTCAGATAAGTTCCGTCCCATGTGAAGTTGATCTGGCCTGCGCCAACTTGAACGCCAAGGCTCCAAGTCTTAGACACAGAGTCATACTCCCAGACCTTCGCGGGGGTAGTCGCTTGAACAAGCATCAAATGGCTTGGAGGCGGAGTCCATGTATCAGGATTGCCGTCCCACATCACCACATTGTCGCAAATGTTGATGGTCGTATCGACCATGCAGTAAGGTTGTGCGTTCATGTTTATCAATATTCAATTAAAACTACACCAGCGGCACCAGCACCGCCTGCGCTGTTACTGCCACCACCACCACCGCCGCCATATGCTCGACCAGCCCCAACAGCGCCTCCGGTAGGCCCGACATTGGTGCCGCCTCCACCAAGAATTGAGGAGCCTCCCAACCCAGAAAGTGTGGTAAGAACACAGCCTACAGTAACTTGAAATATGGTGCTCCCAGCACCTCCGCCAATGTTAAGGTCACCGCTAGACCCAACGCCACCAGCGCCACCAGCGCCAGTAGTCGCTCCAGAGGTTCCAGCGGTGCCCCCCGTAGCGGAAACGGTAGTGATTGATTGAGTGCCAGAAGCTACGCTAGATGTGCCTCCAGCCGCACCAACCGTCACTGTGAGCGTGTTTCCGGGTGTTAGGCCAGTCAAATATTTAATAGCTGCTCCACCACCTCCGCCGCCGCCCCCAGCAGCATATCCTCCGGTATTTCCAGCACCGCCCGCACCTCCGCCGCCCACAATCGTCATCTTGATTGCTGTGATGCCTGTAGGAATGGTGAAGGTTCCGTTAGAGGTAAATGTCGTGGCTCCTACGCTTCCCCCTGACGCCGCTTGAAAGGTGGGAAGAGCGCCTGCTCCGTTGGATGTCAAAACCTGTCCCGAGGTTCCCACGCCAGCAATAGATTGATAGGCTCCTGTTGAGGTGGTGCCACCGCACAGAACCGCATAGGCAGTCTGAGATGTAGCCCCGGTGCCGCCGTTGGCAACAGGCAAGGTGCCGGTCACGCCGGTAGACAACGGTAGTCCGGTGGCGTTAGTTAGCGTCCCCGAGCTAGGCGTGCCCAAAGCGCCGCCATTGACAACAAAAGCGCCAGCAGTGCCCGTATTGACGCCCAAGGCGGTAACAACGCCAGTGCCTGTGGTGATCGTGGATGGAGCCACGCCAGCGCCTCCGCCCACCACAATTGCGTTTGACGCAAGCGCCGCGGAGCTTGCAATGGTCGTGGAGCCAGAGAAATAGGGAACACCGCCAGAAGTGCCGGATGTCAGGCCCGTGCCACCGTTGGCAACCACCAGCGTGCCTGCAACCGTTACAGCCCCGCCCGTGGCGACCGAGGGCGTCAGACCAGTGGTGCCAAAGCTGATGGTCGTCAGATTGCTCTTAGACGCCAGCGTCTGAACCACTCCCAAGTTGTCCTTGTAAAACAACTTGCCGTCGGTAATGTTGATCGCCAACTCGCCATCGGCCAAATTGGTGTTTGTTGGAACAGCAGCGGCAGTCGTGCTGTAGTACAACCTGATTGGGGTGTATCCTGCTTGAGACATGATTTACCTCGTCACTCGTTAGGTATTAAAAAGGATTTCGGCCTTTTTTTCAACTGACAGAACCCCGCGCAGGGCGTCTTTTACTGCCTCTGGCCGGACAAACTTGGCGGGGTCGTGTTCAACATACTCCCACCACAAAAACTGGTTTTCGCTCAAGCACGATCTGTCCTTGAGCAAATTGATGTTTTCGGGATGCCCGTAGATCAGCGGGTCAGAAACTGACCACAACACGATTCCTTTTTTGCCCTCGTCCCAAGCCAAGTGCTGGAAGAAGCTGTCGCACGAAATCCATGTTTGGCATTCTTGAATGAGCTTTCTTAGGTCAGGAGTGCTTAGGTCAACCCTGAAGTCCTCAACCAGCGGCGCCTCGCCAGAGACGCCAACTTGCACGATGGGATCGTCAATCATTGCAATCAACTCTCGCCAAAACGGATAGTTCTTTGGGTTCTCTTTGCCGCTCAAGAGCTTTTTGGAGTATGGAGAAATGATGATCATGCGATGTACAACCTCCGATACGCTTTTTCGAGGCTGTCTTTCCAGTTCCAGCGATGCATCTTGCCGTAGATGTTATACGCCTCTAGGTCTCCGAAAAGATGATGCGCTTCAGCAATGGATCGGCACGGCACGATGTCCGGGTAGCAACCAAAAACGATTGGATTTTTGATGTCCCGCAAAACATGGCTAAACACTACATGGTCGCCCTTGCCGTTGTTGAGCACCACAATTGTGTGATCTTTGTGATCGAGAAAATTGCGGAAAATTTTTTCGTCGCGCTCAAACATATCTTGGCTTGCCTCAGTCCTGATGCCGCCAGTTGGCGCTTTGAAGTGCCATGTCGCGGCGTCGGGGACGACCAAAATTTTGTACCCCATGCGAAACAGGGCAAATGTAAAAAGCGTCTCTTCTCGATGAGCAACACGCGACAAGCCGGTGTTGTAGTCAACGACTCCAGCACGATACAAAAATGTGCAGTGCAGATGCTCAACCTCTTTGACCTCATCAATGCGTGACCATTGAATGTTGTGTTCAACATCAATATTCTCGATTTTTCCCGTCGATGGTTGTTCAGACGGTTTGATGCCGTAGGTCAACACCGAACCACCGATGGCGCCCACATTGTCAGCAATGTGCTTGCACAGATTCTCAAGAACATTGGGTTCTGGAATTGAGTCGTCATCAATGCGCCAAACCCAATCGAAGCCCATCCAATTGGCAATCTGATGGTTGTGGTGCTGGCCCTTCTTTCCGGCGTAGAGCCATTCCCACTTGATGTCCTTGGTGGTTAGGACAGAGAAGATCGCCGAGTAGATAGGGTCTGACCTCAAGTCAACGGGGTTGTCGTTGTCGTCAAATATGACGAGCTTGTCCACCTTGCGCGTCTGAGCGGCAACCGCCATCAGCACCATCGGTAGGGTGGTGTGCGATCTTCCCCGTGTCGAGATGGAACACAGCACACTAGCCATTTGTCAACCTATCTTTTTGAGGAGACGAATTCGTCCACCTACCGATGAGCAAGTTGAGTTTGTTGGCCTCATTGATTTCCGCGGGCGCACTGCTAATCGCTCCGGCTTCGTTGATGTACTCAAACTCAAAGCCCGGAAAATGCGATTCGTTTAGCCCGTGGATTTTGTGGTGCGGCCCCCAGAATCCTACCGGCTCGTTCATTGGGACGGTAAACAGAAGGTTCTTGCAGTGGCGCTTGAGCTTTTGCAGAACCTCGAGGCCGTTATCAAGATGCTCGATCACCTCAAAAGCAATGATGGTGTCGTAAAACTCAAAATCAAACTTGTTGATGTCAGCGTTGACGAACTTCGCGTCCGGCAACCACTGTTGCTCCGCGGCGACCTCCACAATGATCGGATCGTAGTCAACGCCTGTGTAGTCAATGTCTTGCGGAAAAAACTGCGTGCCGTATCCGCTTGAGCAACCGATCTCAAGCACCTTCTTGCCCAAAAGATTTCTTGCGGCCCATTGGTAGCGCGTTATCTCTCGCGGAAAAACCTGATCGCCCTTGAGGAAAACCGCCCGCTCCCAGTAGTTGGACAGGCGCCAGCGATACCAGTCAAAGTTGTATTTCTTGGCGAGCTTTAGAGAGTTGCGAAGGAAGATTTCGTTCCATTTCGGCACAAGAGACGCATCGTGCATCGTCGCCTCGCCCTTGTGGTAGATCGGAAAGACGCCCGTAAAAATTCCATTTTCCCAACTTTTTTCAGCGCACTGGATGACCTCAAAACCAGCCTTCTCTGTCTCGATGCAAAACTCGGTGTCTTCGCCTCCACCAACGCCGTACTCGGTGTTAAGCAACCCGATCTTGTCAAAGACTTTCCTGTGGATCATCACGCAGAAGAAAACTGCAAAGTCTTTTCCAGCCGGGTCGGACTTGTCCTTGATGATGCAGGAGATGCCGCACTTTGGATTTTTTTCAAAAGGCTGGTTAAGCAGATCAAGCCATATGTTTTTTGGCTGCTCCAGCAAGAACGCATCGTTGTTAAGCAAAACGATCTTGTCGCAAGTGGCCTGCTCGATGGCAACATTGTTTGCGCCTGCGTAGCCTAGCGGCTTGTCGCTCCAAACCACTTTGAAGTGATGCCCCATCCCGAGGCTCTCAAACTGGTTTTTTAGGGAGTTGATGTACCAGTAGGTGTTGTCAGTACAACCGTTTGCCGAAACGATCAGTTCGACATCGTCCATGTTGGTGTACTTGAAGATGGCCTCTATACACGGCTTGAGCAAGTCGTCGCAGTGGTTAAAGGTTGGAATGACAACGCTGTATTTCATCAGAAGGTTCCGCCGGTTACGCCACTGGTCAAAGCATTTGTTGTGGCGTTGTATGTGAGATCGGAGTCAACAAACACGCTCTGACTGCCAGTTGTGCCGGTCACAAAAGTCAGGTAGGCCGTAGTTGCTGAACTGGTTGTTACTGTAACAGTTGTTGGCGCGGCTCCGGAGAAGCCGCTGAAACCAGACAGTCCAGAAAAACCAGAAATTCCCGATCCGGAGAACCCAGAAATTCCACTAAACCCGCTGAAGCCTGAAATTCCGCTAAATCCGGATGCTCCGTTTGCGCCGCTAAACCCGGAAATGCCTGAGCCGGAGTACCCGCTGATACCGCTAAACCCAGAGAACCCGGAGGTTCCTGTGGCCCCAGAAAATCCAGAAATACCAGAGCCAGAGAAGCCGCTTCTTCCACTAAATCCAGAGAAGCCGGATATGCCTGAAGCGCCCGAGAAGCCAGAGATTCCCGATCCGCTAAAGCCGGAAATGCCGCTAAATCCAGAAATGCCGGACGCCCCGGAGAATCCCGAAATACCAGAACCGCTGAAGCCGCTCCTGCCACTAAAACCACTAAATCCAGAGATGCCAGAGAAGCCCGAGATGCCAGACCCGCTATAGCCTGAAACACCACTAAACCCCGAAGTTCCAGTAGCCCCAGAAAAACCAGAGATGCCTGATCCACTGAAGCCAGAAATTCCACTAAAGCCACTAAATCCGGAAGTTCCAGTGGCTCCAGAAAAACCAGAGATTCCGGAACCACTAAAGCCAGATATGCCGCTAAATCCTGAGAATCCAGAGATTCCAGAAGCTCCATTAGCTCCAGAAAATCCAGAAATACCAGAGCCAGAAAAACCAGAAATGCCTGATCCACTAAAGCCACTAAATCCAGATATGCCAGAGGCGCCTGAGAACCCAGAAATCCCAGATGCCCCAGTGACACCAGAGAATCCAGAGAAACCGGAGATTCCAGAAGCACCAGAAAATCCAGAAATTCCAGAAGCCCCGGTAGCACCAGAGAAACCAGAAATTCCGGAAGCTCCAGTGGCTCCAGAGAATCCAGAGAAACCGGAAACTCCATTAGCACCGGAAAAACCAGAAATTCCTGATGCACCAGAGAATCCAGAGATGCCGGAGCCGCTATACCCAGAGATGCCACTAAAGCCGGAGATGCCGGAGGCGCCGGAGAACCCGGAGATACCAGAACCACTAAATCCAGAAATTCCGCTAAAGCCAGAAATTCCAGAAGCTCCGCTAAATCCAGAAATCCCCGATCCAGAAAATCCGCTTCTTCCGCTGAAACCAGAAATTCCTGAAAAGCCGGAAAATCCAGAAATTCCCGCTCCGGAATACCCGCTAATCCCACTAAAGCCCGAGAACCCGGAAACCCCGGCGGCTCCCGAGAAGCCAGAAATCCCCGATCCACTGAAGCCGGAGATACCACTGAAGCCGGAGAATCCAGAAACTCCACTAAAGCCGCTAAAGCCGGAGGTGCCTGCGCCAGAAAAGCCGCTTACACCACTAAAACCAGAGATGCCCGATGCCCCTGAGAACCCCGAAACACCAGAGCCACTGTAGCCAGAAATTCCACTAAAGCCGGAAAGGCCAGAGGCTCCGCTAAATCCTGAGAATCCAGATGTGCCAGCACCAGAAAATCCGCTAAAGCCAGAAGTACCAGCGCCACTAAAACCAGAAATACCGCTGGCTCCGCTAAATCCAGAAATCCCGCTAAAGCCTGAAATTCCACTAAATCCAGAGAACCCTGAAGTTCCGCTAAAGCCGGACAGTCCTTGACCAGAAAAACCACTGAAGCCAGAAATTCCGGAACCACTGAATCCAGATATTCCGCTAAAACCAGAGATACCGCTGAAACCACTGATGCCGCTAAACCCGGATATTCCCGAAGCTCCAGAAAAGCCAGAAATTCCTGATCCAGAAAAACCACTTATACCGCTAAAGCCAGAAAATCCAGAAATTCCTGAAAAGCCGGAAAATCCAGAAATGCCTGATCCGGAAAATCCACTTATACCGCTGAAGCCAGAGACACCCGATCCAGAAAATCCACTTGTGCCGCTAAACCCGGAAATTCCCGAAGTTCCGGAAAAACCACTTCTACCGCTAAATCCGGAAAAACCAGAAATTCCGGAGCCACTAAAACCAGATATTCCACTAAACCCTGAAATTCCACTAAAACCAGAAATTCCGGAGCCACTAAAGCCAGAGCGACCACTAAAACCAGAACGACCACTAAAGCCGCTAAACCCCGAAATCCCAGAAGTTCCAGAAAAACCAGAGATACCGGAACCACTGAAACCACTTATTCCACTAAAGCCTGAAAATCCAGAAATACCGGAGCCGCTGAAGCCTGAAATTCCACTGGAACCACTAAAACCAGAAATTCCAGATTCCCCAGAAAAACCGCTGATCCCACTAAATCCAGAAATTCCGGAAGCACCGGAGAAACCAGAAATGCCAGACCCTGAAAAACCGCTGATTCCAGAGAACCCAGAAAAGCCGCTAACTCCTGAGCCGCTAAATCCTGATGTCCCGCTTATACCGCTGAATCCAGAAATTCCGGAAAAGCCGGAAAAGCCGGAAATGCCGGAGGAGCCAGAAAATCCGCTAATGCCAGAAGCGCCGGAGAAGCCACTAACCCCAGAACCGCTAAAACCAGAGATTCCACTAAAACCAGATTGACCGCTGATTCCAGAAAACCCTGAAATACCGGAGAAGCCAGAAAATCCACTGATTCCAGAAAATCCAGAAAACCCACTGATTCCAGAGGCGCCGGTTTGTCCAGAATACCCGCTGACGCCAGAAAATCCAGAGTAGCCAGAGAGTCCACTAAAGCCGGAAATTCCGCTGTAGCCGCTTTGACCGGAAAACCCGCTCAGTCCCGAGTAGCCAGAAAAACCAGAAGTTCCGGCGCCCGAGAATCCGCTGTAACCAGAGATGCCTGAGCCAGAAAAGCCAGAAAAACCAGAAGCCCCAGATGCGCCACTAAATCCAGACTGGCCGCTAAAGCCACTCAAGCCACTAAAACCAGAATAGCCAGAAAGCCCCAGCCCGGAAAAACCGGAGTAGCCAGAGTAACCGGAGATGCCCGATGCTCCCAAGGCGTTTGACCAAGTGCCGTTGGCAAACCCTTCAAATTGTTGCGAGTCGGTGTTGAACCGGATTTGTCCAGCAGTTCCGGCGGGGCGCTCTAAAAATGTGCCTTTCGGCAAAAGCGCCGCGCCAGTGCCCGGAAGGGTTGGATCGTTTGCAATGGCAATCGTTGGGTTTCCCGGCCCGCCAGAGTTGGTAACACTGATCTGACTGGCGGCTCCAACAATATCGACCGAAGTGACCCCTCCCGCGGTCAAAGCCACAAGACCGCTTGAGCCGCTTAGATTTTGCAAAGACAAAACCCGTCCGGAAAGCGAAATGGTTGGATTTCCAGAAACACCCAATCCATTCGTCACGGAGATGCCAGCAGAGCCGCTCACAAGCTCTCTGGGCACAATGTTGCCCGCCACCTTGAATATCAAGCCATTGCCTGCGTTTTGCAGGCTCAAGGCAGTGCCGGTAAGCTCTATCGACAGGGTAGACAGCGCACCGCCATCAACCAGTGTGATGCCGTTGTTGCCAGCCAAGGATCGACTATTGGGTAGCGTCGGCTCCTGATTGAGCGTCAGGAATGTTTGCGTCAGATTCGGGGATGCGGCAATCGACAGCGTTGTCGTTCTGACCGTAATCCCCTGCTGGACGATTGGTACGAGTTCGGTTCCGTCAAGCGGTTGCGCTGCTGGCAGTTGACTGATCTGGATGTTAGGCATTACTGAGGCTCCGGCGTAATCTCAAGCCCATCCAAATTTCCATCATTTTGCGGAGTCTGCGTGTTGCCTTCAGTAGAAATCACAAACCCGCCGTAGGCACCTCCCCCTCCAAGAATATCGTTGGGGTTCACAGCCACGCTATCATCAGGACGAGGAAACCGCAAATTGATCCGCTCGGTTTTTCTTGCTGGCAACCTATACGGGTCTTTCTGGTCTCGGCAGTTCTCCTCGCACACCATCAGGCCGGGAAAGTTCGTGTCCGGGCCTAGCGATGCATGAGATCGCTTCATCTTGCACCGATCACATACGGCAATCGCAATGTCGGATAAGCCCAGAGTATCGAGGAATCTGGGCATGACTTACCTCGTATATACGCTGATATTCGGGGCGTAGTAGATCGGAGACTTGTCGCGCTCTTCCTGCTCTGCGCGGCTGAGGTATTTTTCGGCTTGACCCTCGAGATACTGGATACGGGCGGTGTCAACGCCGGGAAGCTCCAGCGCCATTTTGTGCGACAGCATATTGAGAATTGCCTCGTACCAGCGCTGGGGAATCTCGAGTTCGTTGGTCAGATCGCCCACATCCATGATTTGACGCGAGTACCACACCGTCATCTGAATGAACGGGTCGCTTGGCGTCGGCCACAGATAAATCGTTGCCTGCGGGATCGTGCGATCAAACCAAAATTGATACGGCTGGTTGGCCGTGAAGTTTTTGTTGGGCAGGTTCGTGTAGTCGTCGCGGTTGAGCCTAGCCATCTGGATTTCGCGGCTGTTGTTCCCGACATAAAACTCGCGCACCACCAGCGTATTACCGCCGGTTTCCCGCATCCGGTAATACTGGATCGTTGCTCCGGGATCAATGTCGTACCAGACCCATTCGTTGTTGACCCAAGTGGTCACCCCGGTGTCTTCCAGCACTGTCCAAGTCGTTCCGTCAGTGCTGACCTCAAGCAAGATGTGAAATTGGCCTGAAACTCCCGGAAGAATGCCAATAGAACCGGCATAAACCTCGTTGTACTGACCAAAATTGATGCCAATATTTCCGTTGGTGGAGGTTTGGGTGACTATCGTGTCTACATTGTTGTCAAATGCGTTGACGGTGACTCCCGAAGACGAAAAATATCCACCATCTGCGTTTGGCGTAGGCCGATTCATCTGCCGATACAGCACATTGAGGACATCATTGCCCCCAATGGGCAACAAATACTGGTATTGATCGGGCTTTAGGCCATAAACCTTCTTTTCGATGGCCCAATATTGAATGCCAATGTTGATCAGGTCGCTCAAAAGGAAAAAAAGCGACTCCTTGGCGCTCAATACCTGCTCAGAGGTCAACTCTTCAGCAAGTTTTCCCGCACGGCGAGCGCCATGATCAATGAACTTCTGGACATTGAGGACTGTTGTCCCAACCGTTCCGCTGTATGCCATGTTTTCCTCACCATCCGGGGCAATTCCATCGTTTCATAGAGGCGCGAGACCGGCTTCCCTTCTCGCTTTTCTCTGCGACAGCCCCCATTCTCGCGCAAAAAGAGTCCCTACGGGCACCCCCTTGGGGCTGCGGAGCTTTTAAATTTGACCCCGTCTCGCGGTTGTACTTTGCGCGGCCCTTGGCGGTTAGGCCAGCGCCTTGATCAACTGACATCTTCTCCCCGCGGCCAACAGCCAGACTCACTCCGCCAGACTTGAGTTTGACGGTTTTGTTTGATTTGGAATATAGTTTTTCTACAATTTCCAACCTCTCGGGTTTGGTTGTGGCCTGACTGACAATCTTTAAACGCTCTGGTTTGCTATTACCCTCTTCATAGAATCCAGCCTTTTTTAAAGACTGGACTACTCCGCCATTTTTTATCTTTTTGTCGGCCTTGACAAACTCTTTGCCAACCTTTTGCGGCACACCACCAAAGCCACCCTTAGTGTGGGCGGCGGCTTGCATCAAACGATGTTGGGCTGGTGATTTGCTTGGCATGATTAGTCCGGGTTCTTGATGTAGATGCCTTCAAACTCAGCAGACACATTAGAAGCCCCGGCTGAAGCAATTGCCCTAATTTCAATGTCTGTCTTTTCAGCAAAGGCAATAGGTGTGTGCAAATCAAGCACGAAGTCTCCGTTACCGGGGGTACGCGTAGAACTTTGTATTCTTAATACACCACCAAGTGGGCGTTGAAGCAACTGAAAATTGGTAGATGCGTTTGCGGTTGCGTTTGCGGTTGAGTAGTAAACTCCGTTCAAATAAAAGGTATAACCAGCTGGTACTGTCCAGAACGCCAGTTGTGTTTGGTTTGCAGGAGGTACGATCGTGGCGTAGACGGTTGCAGGCACACCAGAGGTAACAGTGCCTGTGCCAGCGTAAATGGTCCCCGCTGCAGTTGCGCCAGAGCCAGCGGTGGCAACAATCATACTAAAAATACGCAAATAACTATTAACCGTGTTAACTTCGGTCTGGCCGTTTAATGTTACTGTTTCGCTAATTTCGTTGTAGTTAGCGTCAAGACCAGTAATTAAAATTGTTCTTGCGCCAGTTCCAGCAGCCGCGTCATTTGCACTTGAACTAGAAATTTTCATTACAGTTGCAGAGGCAGGATACACATATGTTCCACCTTGCGCCCAAACTGTTTCGACAGATGTGCCAACATCACCGTTAATGCCAAACTTAAACAAGGCATTGTGACCATCAACTTGGCCTCGCGCTACTTGCAGCTCAAACGGCTCATAAGCGCCCTGACGGGTCGCGGAAGAATAGGTTCCCATTTTTCAATCCTAAATAAAAGCGAGGGCCGAAGCCCCCACTTTGGTTCAGCACTTAACAGCGCCTCCGCGCTTTTTGGCAGGCGTAACAGTCACCGACTTTTCAGTCTTTGTAACCGAAGGAGCCGATGCACCAGACCTAGTTTTGGGCGCTTCTTGGCGAGTCATGCCCCTAACCATGCTCTTGATGCTTTCATAGGCCCGTTTC